CACAAAAAGTTGACGAACTAAGTTAAGGGCAAATTATGAAACCTATATCAAAACAAAAAGCTGACGGCTTTAAAACAGGCGTTAACAAGCTTGACCAAAACCAGATTAAAAAGTTAAATGAGGCGGGCAAAGATGCCAAAGAAATCAGCCTAACTTTAAAAATTAAGGTTGAAGCTATCGAGGCTTTTTTGCCTAAAAAGAAAACTAGAGCGAAAGCTAAAGCAAAGAAAGAGGCGTAAGCTATGGCCAGCACCGTTGATATATGGAATTTGGCTCTCAACTTGGTTGGTGATAGCAACGTTATTGATCCGCTAGAAAATTCAACGGGCGCAGACCTTTGCCGGTTACATTACCCGTATGCATTAGGCTTTGTGCTTGAAGCTGTTGATTGGAATTTTGCCACAAAGCGCATTGAAGTTGCTGAGTCTGCCACTGTTGAGCCTGCTTTTGGTTTTCAATCAAGCTTTAAAGTGCCTGATGATTGTTCTCGTATTATTGAAGTGTGGGATAATAAACGAGGTAACACGAACACTCGTTACACGCAAAACAATTTACAATGGCAGCAAGAAGGCGAATACATTAGTGCAGATACAAGCGGTCAGGTGTGGGTTAAATACATTGAGAAAGTGGAAGATCCAAACCGCTTTACTGATTCGTTTATAACAGCTTTAGCTGCTAACCTTGGCTCACGTTTGGCAATACCTATTGCAGCAAGCAGACAACTTAAATTAGACTTACTTAGTGAGTATAAAATTCTAGTTGATGAAGCAGCGGCAAGCGATGGTATGACCGGACGCACAAAAGTATTGCGCTCTAATGTACTGATAGGAGCAAGGGCTAGATAATGAACCTTTATCCATTACAAACAAGCTTTACCAGTGGCATTTTATCGCCCCGCTTTTGGGCTAGAAGTGATTTACCACAATACCGTTCAGGACTAAAAGACAGTGACAACATGATTGTTACTAGACATGGGCCTATGGAATCAAGAAGCGGTACTGCATTCCTTGAAAGTTTAGGCGACAACTACGCGAGGCCATTCCCTTTTCAATTAATTCCTAACAATGTAACGGGCGAAGCATTCAGCGCGGTAGCTGTTGCAGATGGGCGATTAATTGTTAACGGTGCTAACGGCTCTTTGTTCAGGGATGATTTAACAAATACTAGCTTTAATATTGACTTAACAGGCTGGGATAAGTTATTCACTTCTGGCAAGTCAACTGTAACTTGGTCAAGTGGCTCTGTGTTATTAACGCCAGAAGATACTTTTCCTAATGGTGAATTGGCAGGTATAACACAAGAAGTTACTTTGCTTGCTGGTACTGAAAACGAAGAAAGGCGAATAAGTTTTACTTCAAATTTTACTGGCGCTTTTATACCGCCCACGATGTCAATTAAAATAGGAACTAGCGCAGGTGGTGGAGACATATTAGATCAAGAGTTTTTTGCTGTTGATAATGGCGAAGTATTATTTAACCCTAATGGAGCCACAACATACTGGATAACCTTTTCATGTGTAAATAATATTCTTGGTGGCCCACCTGATTTAAATATACCAGCTTACGGCTCGAGAGCTTTAACATCTGTTACCTCATCATTAACCAGTACAGGCGCAATTGAGTTTGCTCATCCTTGGGATGAAAACGACATTAGAACAATGCAAACGGAAATGTCCCCCAATGAGTTTAGTATGTATTTTCTTTGCCAAGATAAAGCACCTCAAAAGCTTAATTATGAATTAGATACCGATACGTGGTCTTTTGCCCCTGTTGCTTTTGTTGGTGCGCCTGCAGATTGGGTAACAGGTAACTACCCAACAACGCTTACATTTTTTCAGGGCCGCAGTTGGTGGGCTGGCGTACAGTCAAAACCGCAAACTTTTTGGGGTAGCAAGTCTAACGATGAATCTACAGCAGATAACGAATTGGAAACACTAACAACTGGTACAGAAGCTAATGACGGTCTAGAGTTTTCATTGTCAAAAGCGGGGCGCATTAGGTGGCTTGAAGGCGGAAATAATTTAGTTATAGGCACAAACGCAGGTGAGTTCATTGCTAACGGCTCACAGGGTATTATAACGCCTGATGATATTTTTGTTGCTCAACAGAGTGCAGAAGGTGGCGAGGCTGTAAATACTATACTTGTAGGTAGTATGGTCATGTTTGTTTCTGGTGATGGTCGTAAGCTATTAGCTATACGTTACCAAGAAGATCAAAACCAATGGAGAGCAAACGAAATAAGTTTTACTGCTGAAAACCTAACACTAAATAAAAAAATTATTAATATTGCTTACGCTCGTAACCCTGAAAGTATTATTTGGTGCTTACTTGATGATGGTACTTTGATTGGTTGTACTTATGACCCGTACACGGACACTATGGGGTGGCACAAGCATTCAGTTGCTAATGTATTAGGTATTAGTGTTAGTGAAAAGTCAGGTTTTAGTATTTTATCAATGACTGTTCAGCGCGTTATTAATGGCCAAGCTACGACCTATGTTGAAGAGTTGGGCTTTGATTACATGGACAGTTACACCACTGTTGAAACTGATAGTGTAAATGTAAGTATTCCGCACCTAGCAGGGCAAGAGGTTATAGTTAAGATAAACGATGCCCAACACCCTAATATAACATTAGACAGTAATGGCGACGGGGTATTATATTACTTTGAGGATAAAGCTGTTATAGGGCTTGAAATGCCTATAAGTATTATTACGCTAGAAACTGATTTAGGATCACAAGCAGGTTCAAGCATGGGATTTAAAAAACGCTTTAGCGAAATAACAGCTAGAATTTATCAAAGCGCTGTACCACTTATTAATGGTAAGCGCGAAAAAGTAAGGTTCCCCTCTACTCCTATGGGGTATAGGCAGCCAGATTTAACGGGTGATGTAACAGTAAACAGTTTGGGTTATGATAAAGGAAGTATAAAAGTCACTCAATCATTGCCGTATAAATTAACAATAACAGGGTTGTTTGGTAAAATGACTCAAAACAAACTTTAAGGGGTTTATATGTGGGGTGCAATTATTGCTGGTGGCGGTGCTTTATTTGGCGCAGCTAGCGCTTTAAGTGGAGCTAAGAAGCAAAAAAAAATAAATGCCATGAACGCTGACTTAACAGAGCAAACTAACCGCGAAGAGCAGCGCAGACTTGAATCAGATATAATCGACAGTGAATCATTAATGGGTGCTGTAAGTGCAGCTAGTGGTGTGCAGAGTACAGGCTCAAGAGGCATTGCTATTGCTGATGCTAAAAAGGAAAATGCGGCCCAGTTAGCATGGCTTAAAAAGTCAGGTGCCCAACAAGTAAAAGTTGCTAAAGCTGGCGGTGATTTAAAAGTTAAGCAACTTCAAAACCAAGCAATATCAAGCTTGTTTTCTGGCGCTAGTCAAATTGCTGGCAGCGGTTTATTTGGTAAGGGTTAATTAAATGAAATTACCAGGCGCAGTAAGAACAGGTGTAAGGGGTTTGGCTATGATGCCAAGCGTTGCTGCCTATGAATCACAAAAAGCACAAAGCTTTACTCAGATAGGTCAAGCCATTGGTGGCGCTGTTGATAAGATAGAGCAGCAAAACATAAAAGCTAAAGAAGATAAAGCGCGTGACTTTGCCATTGAGCAGAACAACCAATTTTCACAAGACTTTGCCATGATGGATAGGCAATTGCGCCAAGAGTCAAAAACGGGTGACGAGTACGAAAAAGGCATGACTACCTTTATGGAATCAGCAAGAGCCTATGCCGATGAGGTAGCGGGTGACGAATATCAAACAGAAGCCGCACAAAGCTTGTTTTCAGACCTTAAAGCAAAAAACTACAGCTATATAACCCGAACGGCTCAAGACTTAAATAAGGCTTATTCAGCAGGCTTAGTTAATGACTTAATAAATACAGAAGTAAGCAATGTTTATAATAACCCTGATTTGTCAGCGCAAAGCTTACAGTTATCTATTGCGGCTATTGATAGCTCGCAGTTAACCGAGATAGAGAAGCAAGAAAAAAAGCGCATGGTTAGAAACGATATAGGTTATATAAAAATAACCTCTATTGCTGACGCAGACCCAGACAAAGCATTAAAAATGCTGCAAGAGCCAAGCTACATTAAAAATATGCAACCACAAAAGCTATTACAGTTAACACAGTACGCATCAAGAAAAGCTTCTGAGCAAGATTCCGCATACATAGCGCAACAACGAAAGTTTGATAAGTTAGCTGGCGATAGAGAAAAGTTTATTGAAGAGTCAACCGCTAAATACTTGTTTGACAAGCAAGCAGCTAATGAGCTTACGTTGGATGATGTTCAGGGCAATAGAGATAACCTATCGCAAACAGATTACAAATACTTTTTAGGTGAAGCAAGTGGCACTAAAAGCGGCAAAGCTACAACAAATATTAGTGAGTATGTAAGGCTTTATAGCTTGGCTGAGCAATACCCAATATTAGCAAGAGACTTTGCCAAGGATGTTTTATTGAAAGGTGATTTAACTCTTCAAGACTTTAATAAAATAGTTACCTACGCTGACGCACAAGAAAAGGGCGAGATACCAACACCATATAAACAGGCTACTAACTACCTTAGTCGAGTATCGAGAAGTAATGAGCTTAACCCGCCAATAGGTGCGGGGGAAAGATACGCAAATGCGAGCAATGATTTTAACCAGTGGTTTGCAGAAAACCAGAACGCCGACCCTGTAGAGACAATAAACAAAGTGGAAGAGATATGGTCGCAGTATCAAATCACAGAAAGTCCTGTTGTCGTTTCTGGTAAGTTACCTTTTGGCATAAAGAAAGCTAGAAACAAGTTAGAAATGTCAGACATAATCGAGGCTAAAACAAGTCTACAAAAAGAATACGAGAGTGGTAAAATTAGCGAAGATCAATACCAAAAAAGCAAACAAAACATTATCACTTGGAAGAAATACTTGGAGAGTAAGCAATAATGGCTAAACCACTTACGCAACTAATAAAGACTTTAACTGATTCTACAGATGAAGCAACAAAGGCAGGGCAAGCAACTGCCGATGGCTTCACTGATGACGCACTTGCTGAGATATCCAATCAAGTTGATTTACCTAGCGGTAATCCTGAAATGTATAAATCAAACCAAGGTGAGGCCAATAAAGATGCTATGTTTGATTTATTATCCGGTGTTGGCGAGTCTGTTAATATAGGCGTTGAGAAAGGCAAAGCCAAGAAGAACGGTGTTAGCAAGTTTACGTCACCTTACGGATCAACTAGGTATGTCGAATATGAAAATGGCGTTGCTGTTTCAGCTATGCAACTTATGAGCATGGATGGTAAGAAAGCAAAAATAGCAAACGTTTTTACTTTGCCAGAAAAACAAAAACAAGGTAAAGCGTCAAAGCTCATGCAAAAAGCACGTAAGGATTTTGACAAGGTTGAACACAGCGAAGATCTAACCACTCAAGGCGCTGCATTTGCTAACAGTGTTGAAAGGGTTAGCCAAAGCTTACCTATGGATGAAGCCAGTAGAATGGCAAGGGCTGAGCAGCAGGGGTTTGATGTTGATACAGATTGGTATCATGGCACTGGTGATATGACAGGGTTGTCTGAAAAAGGTTTTGATCCTAAGTTTTTGGGTAGTGGCGCAGACCAATGGGGAACAGGTTACTACTTGACAAACAAACCCAGTACAGCAAGTGGTTACGCTGAGGGAGATAATGCGGGTATTATTCCTGCAAAAGTCAAAATAACTAACCCATTACATATAGACTCGACACAGGCAAGAAGTATAGATGATGCTTTAGAGCTTGATTATGGTCAAGTTAGAATGATGCTAGATGACAACCAAGCATTAAAGAGAAGCATTGATGATGAGGATATGAACCCCTTAGGAGATCATTTCGATTCATTTTGGGAAACAGGGCCAGAAGATTGGATGTTAGATGATTTAGCGTCAATGTACACTAACCCAAATCATTTAAGCAATGACTTATTCGATGGTGATGAGCAAGGTTTTTTAAATGCACTAACCAAAGCGACTGGGCATGACGGAGTAATTGTTAATTTTCCTGAAAGCGGAGAGAAGTTTGCAATACCCTTTAGACCTGAAAACATAAGATCTAAATTTGCAAGATTTAACCCAGACAAAAAAGGTTCAAGTAATTTATTGGCTGGCGTAGGTGGCGGCGCTTTACTTGTTGGCATTACACCAGAAGAAGCAAAGGC